TATACATGCGACTATTCAATATCCGGTCATCGATGCCTTCGCCGGAACATGTCAAAATCTCTTCTTTGTCGCTAATAAAAGTTAATTTCGGGTCTTCGTCAGACAAGGGGATTCTTGTATCAATATCACCCTGCGATAGTGCCGTATCGAAATCACTCTGCACGTCAAAACCGGCAGCGCGGCATATTGCAACCGTTGACCTTCTTTGTTGAGCCATAGCGTTTTATTCTCCTCTTACCCTTTGGGCTTAAATTCTTTCAATCCACCAACAACACGGCGCAATAGCTTTGCTTCCGGGTGATAAAATCCTTTTTTTTGCGTGGCAGCATCAGGCAATTTAATTTGCCGTAAACCAACCTGAATAAAATCAACGGGTTCGCCAAATTTGGGTTTGCCTTCTTTGTCCTCTTCGGTTGGCTTATCAAGCCAATTAACCACAGTAAAAGGTCCGTCCTTTTCAGTTTGCTTATAAACGCGCTCGTTTGACCAGATAAGGTTTGGCTGTGGCGTTGCTGTTTTCGGTCCCTCAGATGAGGCGGCATTTTCGGCAACCGGTTCTTGCGGTGTGTCATCACTGGCAAGGCTTATGCCGTCCATAGTTGGCTCTTTTGCTGTTGTAGTTTTACGTCCTGCCATTTGATGAACTCCTAATATGTATTCAAAACCAATACGCGAAGGGTAAAATTTGCCACATGGGCAATTTGCTTCACGCTTCCGCCATCAATTTCTTCCAGGTGAAAATCTTCGCTCGACTCCAACCCCTGATGGTCGATGGTTCCGTTTTTGATTCCCAGGTGTACGTCTTTGTTAAAAGCTTCGTTTGCGTAATATATTGCCCGCTGAAAGCTAATCTCGCTTGTGATACCGCCCGACATTTCGCTTTGATACAGGTGGGAAAACTTTAATGTAAAGATATAAATAGTAGTGATGTCGCAACCGCCAACGCCTTCTGCGACCTGAGAACCGATAGAAGTCCAGCTAACTTCCCAGCCGCGCCACATATCAATGCTATCAGCATCAACCTGACTTTTCAGCAGCCGCAATGAATCAGAATTCGACTCAGCCAGCCGCTTGTCAGTGATAATGATTCCCTGACCATCAGCGCCTTCTAAAATCTCGACTATTCCATCGGCTATTTCTTCGGGTGTGATGTTCATTTATTGAGAATTGCGGCTATCCTGATTTCAATATCAGTCAATGCTTTGCTGATACGGGAGGCGTAATTTGATTTGAGATTCTTGAATAGAAATAATCTATGCGATGGTTTAAAGCCGGTCTTTCGCGGTAATCCCTCTTTGCCAATCTTGCGACCAATCAAAAAGGCGATGGATTTCTGCTTTGCCAGCAGGCTTTGTACCCTCGTGCGGAGCTTCCCAGTTGCTCTGCTGCGCGTTCTGGTAATGCCTACAGCTAAAGACCGTCTTGTTTTGACTGATTGAGCGTTCGCGCCAAGTCCTTTGCGCTGTACCCATTTCAATAGAACCTTCGGCGGTGGCTGCTTGCCTGGTGCGCGCCCTTCTTCAATCGCTTCAATCCCCGGCGCATTCGAGAAGATCACCATCTGCGTATTGATACCGCGCCTGGTGAATTTGCGCTTTACTGTCTTTTTGTAGTGACCGGGTAAGTCTCTTTCCAGTGCAGCAACGAGGTCATTGCCTAGCGGGTCAAAAACTTCTTTTACAGCTTGACCAATTAGCACAGCAGGACCGGGTTTGAAGAATGCGCCCGTTTTTTTTACTACCGCTGCCATTACTTAAACTCGCCGCTGGGCTTCACGTTAAACGTCCAAATCCGCTTGCTTGGATATGTGGGCGCTTTCCTGCCTTCATCTATCCAAATCTTTGCAGGCGCTGATATGGTTGGGATATAGATGCCGAAAGCGTTTGATTTGTCCAGCATTTCTCTTGTGATTGGGTCAAGTTCGGCAATCTGCAGAACCATCACGCCTTCTATTTCTTTATCAGCGTGAAGAAACCAGCCGGTTAGAACCTGCCTGATAACGTCATATCCCTTGCGCCCATTTGTGGCATAATCCAGCAATGACAGCGTGGCGGTCTTGCCAAGAAACACATTGCGCTTTGCATCTAGGCCAGCGGCTAAAGCTTTAGTGAAGTCAGGCATATACTTAAATGGGGAGTATTAAAACCTATGCGCTTTGGGTATAATCTGGCTATGATTTGCAATGCCATCAGAGAAAAGAATTCATCTTATACGACAACCCGACAAGCCGAAGTTGAATTTTGCTGCGAAGAGATGAAAGAAGCATGGAACGATAGGTTCATCGGCTTCGGCGAATTTGACTCATACCCTATTAATCGCATTGTAGATGTCTGTGTTTATCGTTGTTTTGCCTATCCAGAAGGCGCGTTCTATAATGAAATGCCGCTTAAATATTGTCCGTTTTGCGCCGAAGAAATCAAAATCGTAATTACCGATGCGCCACTAGAATTGAAAGCTAACCGATAACCAGCAAATTAAAATCCTTTATGGATTATCTTTCACAATAGCTTTACCTTGAGCCAACACTTCAACTTCATCAGGCGAGCCAGTGAGAATATGACGAACCGTGTAGCGTGACCGTGCAACTGCCAACGCTGCCGTTACAGTGCTTGTCAGTTCAACCTTGACCTCTTTGACTATATCGGTGGCTGTGACTACGGTTGCCGTTACCTCTTCATCCTGCACAAAGAATTTAACTGTACCTTCGTCCAGATCAGGCCATAGCCCGTTCACGTCGAGAAAATGAATCGCCCTGCCGTTGTCGGTAGAATAGGAATCGCCAATCGTAATAAAAATATCTTCGCTATCTTCCTGCTGGTCAGATACACGAATTGCCGCGGTTCTTTGCAGTGAATCACCGCCACCCCCGCCGCTGATGCTTGATGTTTTCACATCGGTAAACTCAGCCTCTTGCGGATTAATTGCGGCAAAGGCTTTCAGTCCGGTTGGCAACGTGCCTGTGTAGAATTTAATGCCGCCGCGGTGCGCATCCGGTATGGTTGTGCAATGAAACAGGTATTGTCCGAAACCAATCTCACTAAAGCCACTTGTCATTTCTGAGCCAACATCAACATTGCTCGAATTGACCAGAATTGCTTTCAATGTCAATCCTGTCTGGCTTGCGCCTAAGTTAATCGAAAAATCTAAAGTGTACATAGGTTAAAAGCCCATTGCGGTCTTCAATGCTGCAGCCCATGCTGCATTGCCTGCGGTCGAATAATGCACGCCGTCTGTGGTGTTTGCCGCGCCGTTATCGGCTGCTTTGATCACGATTCTTTCATCAGGCCCCGCGCTGGCAAACAATGAGCGGGTTGATAGGACGTTCACAATCCAGGTGTCGTCCATAAGATCACATAGCGCATCAAATCCCCGCTTCCAGACCTTTGCAACAAGAATGTGCGTTGTAGGCCAAGCCGTGTGAATCTTATCCAGCAGGCTACCCAAAGACGCCTCGAAACTTGCCTGCGATGTTACGTTGATGTCATTGACGCCGATGTTGATCAGCGCGAACTTGTTTAAGAAGGCTGGAACTTCTTGTGTTGTTCCGCTTATCCAGGCGTTTGCTTGATTGTCGAGGTCTGCCGCACGCCATCCCGATAAAGCCAACTGAGCGGGGTAATTATTGAATGCCTGTCCTGCTGTCCGAAGACTGCTAAATAGCGTTGCCTGAAAACCATTAAGTTCGGTCTTACTGTCACCAAGAAAGGTGACAAGCCCAGTTATAAATTTACTACATGGAATCCTATGCTTACTTCGGCGGTTGCCGCTGCTCCTAAAGTAATCACAAAACTCCCTGCCCCCGGCACGGCGCTTTTTACCCAAGCTGTCGTGTCATTTGTTCGTAATGATGTATAGATAGTTGAATTGACGGTACACTTATCACAAGTCACTGTAACGGTCGTTCCCGCCGCGGCGATGTTGACCGTTCCGTGCGCCTTGTTAATCGTCTGATTGCCGGTTGTTCCTGCCGGCGTGATTGTCTGGTCAACGTAGAGTTGGCGAAGTTTCAAATCACCAAATGAACCAACCGTACCATTATTGATTTCAATCATCCTGGCAGCGCTTCTTGCCATCGCCGTATCAAGCGAGGTCGAAGTCACTGCGCCAGAAGTCCAGCCAACAATCAACGATGACAGGTAGCGATGCTCTACATTTACGTCGCCCATTGTAGCAACGCCGTTACAGATTGTCGTAATCTGGTTGGCATTGTTTCCGTTCCAACCCGTTGTCAGATTGCCCTTGAAGGTGATGGAAGGTGTCAGCGAAACAGAGCTTCCCTTTGCGGCTGCAACGAACTGGCGGTCATCAGTCATAATGACAGCGCCGTTGTTACCTGAGCCAATCAGAGCGCCGGGAACCAAGTTTATATCGCCACCATTGCCGTTACCGCTTGCGTTTCTTGCTGCTGCGCCTGCCGTGATGGTCACAGAGCCACCATTTGCTGCGCCTGCCACGCTTGACCCTGCCACTGCTGCCGATGCCGTCAAGGAGGCTGCAATACCCGCCTGCGAGGTTGTAATTGCTGCTGGAGCGGTTGCTGTGAATGCTGCGGCTACGCCTGCACCGGTTACGAGTGCTGTGTTGATTGCAACGGAAGCAAGATTGTCGAGTGCTGTCGTTGCTCCGCTGCTTGTAATGGTTGCCCATTCTGGAGCTGTAGCGCCTGCGTTCATTCGCAGTTGCTGAAGGGCGGTGCCTTTGGCAAGACGAGTCAGAACATTCGATGCTCTATAGTAAATATCGCCGTTCGCGTCAGAACCAAGCGACATTGTGACAGCGCCCAAAGATGCACCAGAACCCAAACCGCCACTTGTGACAGTGCCAATTGCTGTCAGGGATGAAGTGACAACCGTTGAATTCAGGGTTGTGCCTGTGAGCGTTCCTGCTGCTGCTGTGACTGTTATTGCTGCCGTGCCATCAAATGACACGCCGTTGATTGCTCTGGCGGTCTGTAAAGCCGTAGCCGTGCCAGCATTGCCTGTGACGCTTGTCTGGTCGCCCGTGTTGGTTCCGGAAAGCGAAAGATCAGTTTTCAGTTGCGCGATGCTGCGATTTGTCCAGGCACCGGCTTTGCGCTGCAATATATCGTCATTGGTTGGCGTGAGTCCTGCGATTGCTGAAAGGTCAGTGCTTAGACCTTGAGCATCAGTAATCCCATAGCCTGACAGTGTGGTAGGCTTGCTGCCAATCTGCGCGAAAGTGTAATCATTGCTCTGCGCTGTGACCGTTCCGGAGCGCCCGAACACTGATGTAACGCTATCGGTAGGGGTTAATAACTCCTGCCAATTGGCAAGAACCGTCGCGTCTGCAGTCTTGAGGATGAAAGATTTGTTCAGGTCTGTGCGTACGGCAATATCGCCCACTTCTGCTGTAAGAGCGAGCATTGCAACCTGAGACGCGACAACAAAAGTATCGGTAATAGCGAGGGCAGGTAATTGATTCGGATTTATCTTTCCGGATGAATCTAAGCCAGCATAACCGCTGTTCTGGTCTTTGTTGGCTGGGTCCTCTGGCGTAAACCCTAAAGCCGCTTGCTTGGCGTTCCAGGTGGCAGCACTGGCAATGTACGAATCACCGATGGGCGTACCGTTCCAAATACCGGCACTGACCGTACCAAGAGTTGTCAGGTTTGTGCTGCCTGCCCATGTAGAAAGTGCGGTATTCTCTACGCTGCCCAGTCCTACCTGTGATTTTGTCACAGAGTGCGGATTGCTCGTATTGGCAACGTGCGTAGACAGGTCGGAATCATCAGCAGGCGTAAAGCCTAACTCTGCAATGATTGCGGCGTATGATAAAGGTGCGGTTGCGTTTGGCATTACTGTTTAATAAGAGCGTCTAGGGTAAAGGTGTATGGGGTCTGGCTTTCTTTTGAAACTCCTGCGCGGTCAAGTATTTCCGCGCCAAGCTGATTGATTTGCTGCTGATTTCCAGCAAGGTCTTTTTCCAGCCTCTCTTTTATGTCTAATAGAGTGGCGGCAGCAATCTTTTCGCTCAACTTCAAGTCGATTCTGTCAGGTTCGGGGGTGGCTTCTGTGGCTGCTTCTTTTTGGTTCACAATGCTAAGTTTTTTTCTGCTCATAAATTTCTACTTTACCTATCTACAAAGGCAGCGCCACGATGGGCACCCGCAACGCGAACAGCAGCGCCCTAAGCGATTCATTGGAATAGTGCCAATGCCAGCACGAGCAGAAGGCGATTCATAGAGCGCGTCAATCATATAATCAATCAACTGTTCTCTATCTCTTACCTGTGAATAATCAACGGCATCTTCACCGCCAGTCAGCGCAACAGTGCCGTCGCCAATTCCATCAATGAGAGTCAGCGCAGCATTGATCTGCTGTATCTGCACCGTTGTCGCTGCGTTCAATTTCGCTTCAAGTCCGGGATACAAACCGACTTGCGATTTATATCTTTCAGAACCGCGAATCAGAGACAGAGCCTGAGATTTTGCGATGCTCGAAAGCGTTGTCGAGGCGAGTGTAATTTCTGCGATTGTTGGCATCGTGACAGCCTAAAGGGAAGAGGCAAGAGGGAATGTTGATTTTCCCTCTTGATGATAATTATCTGTTTTTCTTTGCGCCGGCATCTTTCGAGGCTGCGGCTTTCTTTGCGGCAACTTTCTCTTTCTTTGCGGCAAGGGCTTTCTCTTCTTCTTCGATCTTTGCTTCTGCGGCTGCTGTATCTTCTTCTGATTCCGCCAAATCAATTTCATCTGGCAGGGTAGCTGTAGAGGTGTGAATCTGACCGCCATGCATCACGGATTCACCTCTTGCAATGATGGCCTCCATGTCGGCGCGTGATAGTTCGGTTTTTACTTCTTTTGCCATTTCTATTTCTCCAAAAGGACGTGTTGAAGCGGCCCCGAAAGACCGCCCCTGTTAATAAATGGAATTATCGAACGGTAAGCACTGCGGTTGATGACAGGCGTTTCTTGCGAGGCCAGCCACGCGCCACAGCCCATTGTGTCAGGTTCGGCGGGTTGAAGTCCGGGTTTGCGGTCGCATAGCCTACAGGCCCGTATTCTGGGCCACTGAAACCACCGAGCATACTGCCATCGGTCAGGCTTGAAACAACTGTCTCTGTGACAATCGCATTGCCAAAATCAATGGCCATGCCCGTGTTGTCGTCGCTCGAATCAGACAAGACGACCTTGCCGGATGGAAGATAAGGCGCTGATGCTTTTGTCCCATCGTTGGCTTGCGTCCAGGCTTTCGCGTCGTACAATTCGATTTCCATGCCGATGATGCGCGCTGCAAGTGCAGTCATTTCAGGCAGTGCGTTTGACGGGAAGCTGGCGGCCGGGAAGGTTATCTGCGAATACAGCTGCGCCTTTGCCTGAAACTCTGTTGTTGCTATCATCAGCCTGAAATCTGCACTGCCCATCGTCACACGGTTATACATCTCACCGTATTTCTCAGCGCCCAGCTGTTTCAACGACAGGATATTGTCAACAGGCGTTCCGGTGCTGGCCGATGTCCAGAGCGGCGAAACTGTAACCTTGAGGTCGGAAGGCATACCCCACGTTGCACCACTGATCTGGATTCCCAAGCGGTTGTAGCTATACGAATCAATCGCACAGGCAACAATCAGGGCTTCCATTCTCTGACGAACACCAAGAAGCAACTTATCCTGTTCACGATTTACATAGTCGCTGAGAATGCCTTCATCGGAAGGAATCCCGCCGCCTGCGTTGATGCGCGCCAGAAGATTCAACATCTCCTGAGTGATAAGCGAACCGTGCTTGAGGTTCGGAATCTTGTTGGTTTCCAGCGTGAACTTGCCATCTGAACGGACAACGGCTTTCTGATCGTCTGCAATGATGTCAGCCATCAACACATTGCCATCAAACCGCGCCATAATCTCGCCATCAGTGGCATTGACTAAAGGCGTGCGGTTCAAGAATTTGAGTTGCTGCGGTATTTCTCTAATGTCTCGCAGCGTGGACATCACAGTATTGATTCTTCGTGTGCCCAGTATATCTAAACCACGCATAATATTTTCCTCCTATGGATATTTTTACGCTGCGAGCTAATCGCACCGTGTAATTGTTGCGATTAGTCTTTAAGCAGTTGGATTGCCGGGAAAGCGGTCAGGAAATTGGCGATTGTGGGGCCATTGAGAACGCCGACAAGCAATCTATCCTGCCATACCAGACCACCTTCAATAACTGCCGGGTTGGAACTGTTGAGCTCACTGTAAAGAACCGTCTCATTCAGGATATACGCTTCGCCGCGTGTCATCGTCTGACGCCCATCGGTTGCAGTGGTGTCGATTGGGCCATATTTGCCGTTGCCGGTTCCTGCGGTTGTCGTGCCGTGCGTAACGCTTGGTGTCGTGCCGCCCGCGAAAGTGTTGGTCGATGTGAACTGCGGAATGTTGCCCAGATCACGGTTTACGGTGATGGTATAGATATAGGGTGAACCCGCAGAGCCAGAGCCAGAGCGCGCAACGGAAACACCGTCAGTGCCAAGACGAAGCAGAGCGTTAAGCGTGTCCTGAAACGTTTGCGCAGAAGCGTTGAAGGCGATTGCCGCCGCGACTTCTGCGGAGTAGTCACCATCTGCCGGCAATGTCAAGATTGCGCTTCCCGATGTCGGGCCACCAGTGAATTCAACGGTCTGCACTTCTGCTGTACCAATCAAGCCCAGTACCTGACCGTAGCGCAGATATTTATCGCCGTTTTTAACAACGGTGCCATCATCAAGCGTCGTGTCAGATGAAACAGCGGTGACCAGCGACCAGTCAACAGTGATGCCGCCTGCTTTCCAAAGCGGCTTACCATCAGCAGACACCATAACCTGACTGCCGGTTGTTTCCAAAATCTGTCTTCCAAATGCCATCGTATTTCCTCCTAAAATAGAATCGTGATTGCTCTTTTCAGAGCGTTATCGCCTCCAGATTAGGAAGCTTTCTTACTGTTCATCTTTTCGGCAAAGTCTTTGGTTGATGCGCGTACCTTCTCAAGTTCTGCGGCTTCCGGATCCGCATTGTTATCCAGAGCATAAGCACCGTTTGGTATCTGCGATTTCACAAGCTCCATGCTCAAGTTGTGCTTCGGACGCTTCTCAAGGCTGGCTTCCAGAATCTTGACGCGCGAACCATCGGCAAGCGGATTCGCTTCGTCATCAATCGCGGCTTGAACGTACTGCGCTTTGAAGCTTTCCGCTTCAGCCGGGACGATTGAGCGCGAAGTGATTGCCGTCTTCACGAAAGCATCGGCGGCCTGCGTGATCTTTTCCTGTTTGAGCTTGGCGTTTTCAGCCTTCAGCTTTTTAACCTCTTCGGATTCAGCCGGGGGCTGTTGCGCTATAGGTGCCTGCGTCGGCTGCTGAACTGGCGCTACGGGTTGCCCTGTCGCCGTTGCTACTTCCTGTCCCGAAAGGGCATTTTTTAGATGGTCCCATAAATTCATGGTCGTATCTCCTTTGTTGCCCGATTCGGGCGGATTGTTAGTATTTTCAGCCGTGGCATTCATTGCGTTTTTCTTGCGCTTTGCTTTGCCAGTAGCCATTTCCTTCAGAATTGATTCAAAACTTCCTGTGCGGTCAGCGAGTCCAGCCGTAACAGCGGCTTTGCCAATCATCATGCCGCCCTGACCAAAATCAGCCAGTACTTTTTCAACAGTGACGCCACGAAAGCGCGCCACATCTTCAACAAAGACTTGCGCCATATCGTCAACAAGCTGCTGCAGAACGGCATCGCCTGATTCGGTTCCCATCTTCGGGCGCTTCTTTGGGGATTGCTCAGAAACATAGGTGCGCTTTTGAATGCCGCGCTGCTCGTAAGCTTTGGTGTAATCGGTTGCTTCCATCACTGTGCCGATTGAACCAACCATTGCAGAGGAATCAATCACAACCTCATCAGCAGCAGCAGCAATGTAGTAGGCAGCGGATGCGCCATAACCGCCAATGTAGGCAGTCACAGGCTTGTCACTCTGACGTTCAGCAATCATCGTGGCAAACTCACCAATGCCGAACGCTTCACCGCCCGGGGAGTCTATGAAGAATAAAATTGAACTGACACCTGGAGCGTTTAAGGCTTGCCCGAAATTACGAGCGAGAGATTCAGTTGATACGCCGCCACTCCATTCAGAGAAGAAATCGGCATGGCGTACTATCGGACCTATAACTTCGATAACCGCAACGCCATCACGAACACGCACGCGCTTATTGTCACCAAGCGGCTCGCCCTGTTTGATTGCCAGTGATGCGGGACTGTTTTCCCGCGCTTCTCTTTTGTCTTTAGCTTCGGCAATACCTTTGGCGATTGCTTCAAGGTCGCGCTCGCGAGAGACAACAGAAACAATCAGTTCGAGGTATTCCGGGACAATCATCCACGGTTGAGAATTGACATAGCCAAGTGCGTTCATTTAGACGAACCTCATCTGCAAAACTTTGATTTGCTTCGTTTTGTGCTGGCGAGTAATGAATTTAGGCATTGCTTTAACGAGAACCTCAGGTGCACGGAAAATTCGTACAGTTGACCGCTTCACCTTTACGCATAAAGCCACGAAACGGCGACGACTATCTTCTGCGGCAATTGCCTGCTCCCGCCTTCTTATTTCTTCCATCTGCGCGGCGATAGGGTTAAAGCGGGGTTCTATCCTGTAGTCATCGCATCTTGTAGTGGTAAAAGTTCCAGAGTTCATTGATTGCTTAGAAGATATGGGCTTACAAAAGAAGTGATGAAATAAATAAAAATCAGTAAAAGGATTATGCAGACAACTGACCAACCAAAGGTAAAGCCCGAATTATCTACGGTGCCAAAATCCTTTGATGGGTCAGGCTTTGGCGGTCTGCTTGGCGGTCTATCGCTCATTGATTAGCTTGTTGCTGATTATTTTGCTGCTGCGGTGGCTGACTTGCCTTTGCTCGCATAGCTATTACCTCGTCTTCCGAGGGCGGGGCGATTCCAATTTGCCCCAATAATCCTTGAATCTGTGAATATGTCAACAAAGGTCTAGTATTTCCGTTTTCGTCAATGACGGTAGCCGTACACAACCCGACAACAGCATCAGAATCTTTATCCCACGACTTGCGGTCATAATCACCGAGCATTGCCTTTGGCGTAAGCTCTGCGGCTATCTCTGCGCCATAGTTATATTCAACCTGCGGCTTATAGATTTGCGAACGAACGATTTCAGCAACCCACGTTTTTCCAGCCCAGACGAGCAGTTCAACAATGTCCATCTGGCTTGCCGTGCTGCCTTTGGTCTGGTGCGCGGCGTCTGAGGTGGCAAGCTCCTGCAATAATATGCCTTTGGTGATTTCTTTATTGACGATTTGAAAGAAGCGTTCCCAAAACTCACCTTCGCCTCTAACTTCAAGCGCTTTTATTTCAGAGCCGCTTTCAAGAACCATCGCGGTTGAGTTTTTGAACTCAGCAAGTGCCTGCAATGCCTCATCTACTGCGGTAAGAGTGGATTGATTGCCCTGCGAGTCCGTGGTGATTTTGTCCTTCGCTTTATCCGAAAGAATGACCGCCAGTCCAGGCACCGCACATCTGAGCGCATAGGTCAAAAACTCAGGCCAGCCAAGCTGTTTCAGATTCCAGGCTTTTACCGCTGGACGTAGAAGGGAATTACCTCGCGGGTCTTCATCCTTCATTCGATAGGTGGCGATGACAAACTTCTCAGGCGGTATGACTTTGGAGTTTTCGCTAATTACAGGCGTGTAGCCGCTGCGAGCAGGCACTAGTCCCACAAGATTCATAAATTCATCAACAACAAAGGCTGTTGCGGCTTTCGGCTTCACTTTGATTTGTGAAAGCACAAGCTTGTAGGCATCAAGCCCGGTCGTCGGAATCGCGTAAACCTTTTCAGCAACCTTATTGCCGTGCGTCATTGATTCTTTGACAATCATTTCCAGCGTTTCTTTCAACGGTCGCTGGAGATTGCACATGGTTCGCTCGATGTGCTGATTGATTTCTACGGCAAGTTCGTAACGATCATCTTTCTCACCAACAGCAGGCGCACACTGAACGCCATCGGCAAGAATGAAATAGACCAATAGTAGAAGCGCTGCGGCAACCTCTGAATCACAACTCATCTGCTCGTAAACAGTAGGTCCAGGCGTGCCGGTAACATCTTCATTGACCTGCGGCAACCTGCGAGGGCCACGCAATGAGCTATAACCGGATGACACCGCCACGTAAGAGCGTTGCAATTCAGTCTTTGTGATTTCCTTCGGTGCAGTTGCCATTTTATCTACTTGCTCGCGGGGCTCCGCATTTGGGGCAGTTATCCTTTATAAAGCCATAGCCGCAATAAGAGCAGGGCGCTTTTTTCTCTATCCGAGTTTCTGGTTTTGCAGTTCTACTTGGCACTTCAGTGACACGATGCGGCGGCGGTTCCGGTGGTACGTATCCCATTAATACATTTTCCTAATGTGGTCGATTGACTGGCGACGACCAGCGGTAGCGGGTGCGCGTGCGGGTGCTTCTCTTTTAACCATTACGCCATAGCGAGTCATATCGTAAGCATCATCCCCGCCTTCACCATTGACGTCAGCATTAACTTTCTTTACATCTTCGGGGTCGTTCGGGTCGCATACCATTCGCGTCATTGTCGATATGGTTCTGCGGCAAGTATTGAAGATTTTCAGCGTTGGCTTGATTTCAACTTGAGCATTGCCGAACCTTTTAAGAAGTTCCTGCGCACCGGTTATGCGGTCAATCGTGGCTTTCTGCAGGTCAAAGCCTATGAACTTCCCGGTTTCAGGGTCCATGGCTTCGGCGTATTGATCAGCAATAGTTTTGCCGTCTTTCGAACCGCGTTGTTGAAATACATCATGGCCAGCAACTATCTGATTGACGCGATGCCAGTTGATTTTTAACCGTTCAGCGATGCGCCTGATTGCTTTGCAGTGCAGGGGTACAAGCCATTTATTCTGTACATGTTCACCAATCAGATAAATGCAGCCGTCATTGTCTTCAGTGAATAGCCCAAATGCAGTAGGATGTGAAAAGCCGTAATCCAGCGCGCCCCATACAGGCCAGTCAGCAGGAATATTAAAAGGGTCACAGGTATGTAAATCTTCGTCCCATTCTTCAAAGTAAAGCCCTTCAGCGCCAACCCATTTGCCGTAGCGTAATCGAGCTTTGCGGATTCCTGTCAGCGAATCGAGCGCCTTCATTGTGCGCGCTCCCTGGATTGTCAGATTGCCTGATTCATCAAAGAGCGACGGATTGTCTTCATGCTTTGAGTAGAAGACTTTCAGCGCATCGCGTTTGAGAATCCAGTGATCTTCTGGCCCCGGATTACAGTCGCCGAAAAGCATAGGCGTTTTCGTTACCGCACCGCGCCCAGTGGTTCGAGTCGTGAGCGTTTCCCAATCTTCAAGCGTCAACTCTTCGGCCTGATTCACATAGATGAAATCACGTTCACCGGAAAGGACCTTGCCGGGCCTATCCATTCCGCCGATGTAAAGACGTGCGCCGCCTGGATAATCAAACCATTCGGGCTTTTCACCGCCATACGCGAGGGCACCGCTTTTGCTTTTCTCTACGACGCGGCGATAGGTTACGAGAACTGTCGGATTGATGTCAGCGGCAACTTTGCGGACAAGTCCAGCTTGTGCATTTGGCGTTTCTTTTAACAGCGCGTCGAGCTTCCAGAGAGTTGCCCAAGTTTTCCCGGTTTCTGATGGCCCTGCAAGCATGAACTCTGTGCCGTAATAGTTTTGAACCTCAAGACCTGCACCGCGAAAAGTGGGCGCTTCGAATATTCCGTAATCCTGCGGTCGTCGTTCAGCTTGCCTTCGCCTTTTCTCTTGTAAGGCGCTTGCTCGCAGCCGCAAAAACGGATCGCGGGTCATCGCCTGCAATGATTCGCTCAATCTCATAATCGTTAAGCAGAGAAAGATCAGCGTTATTAAAATCGAAATTCGTTTGATTGGTTTCAAATCTCTCTCTGTATTTTCCAGGCTTTGCGCCTTTGAGAAGGAAGATTAAAAGGGTATCGCTGTACTCTTGAACGTAACCAATTCTTTTGCCGCCTTGATAAACCGGTTTCTTTACACCTTGAAAAGCGCGCCTTCTGGCTTCGCCTTCAAGAGCGTCAGCGGCTTGATCAAGAGCATCCTCGAATAATGATTTGAATTCATCGTCGTCCTTCCGGTGCCGATAAATCGTCTTTCTGTCAACGCTTGCTGCCTTGCAAGATTTTGTTATATTTCCGGTCTTTGCAAGCTCGTCAAGGAATTTCTTTTTTTTAGCGGGGGCAATTGGGGCATTTGCCATATCTACAACCTGGCGTTTTCAGCCCCGTAACGCTCCAGCGCCTGCATTACAATCGCTGTCTGTGAATGCTTGCCAAATCCCTGCACGAAGGGTTCAGCGGGTGCCATATAGACCTGAGTCGGGAAGGTAGCATCGTCTTCAAGATGACTGCTCAAAGTGAATTCATAAACTGGATATTTGCCATCAAGCTTCTTTTGATGCTCAGGTATCCGGCGCAGTTTTGATTCAGTTCTTTGTGCGCGTGTGCGTTTTCGTGTTGGCATAAACAGAAATTGGCTCAGAAAGAATTTTGCGCTATCTTTCTGAGCCTCAAGCAAAATGCGAGTCTCAAGTATTGTTTTCTAAGGAGAAGAACCTTTACAGGCGAGATATTGATTCAGGCGTGAAGGAATAGCAATAGCCAAATTGCTGTAAATGGAAGGTAATGCAACTCATCACTACAGAACACTACTCATCGCTACAGGAATGCTCAAATTTTTTTACCTCTTCAACGGGTATGCGATGATAGCGCCCAATCGGAATAGAGCCAATAACACCATCACGTATTCGTCGGCGGATAGTTTCACGACAAACAGACAGTTCCAAAGCAAGTTCTTCAACGGTATAGAATTTCTTCATCGTTTGCCCCTTTTCCCCTGATTTGTTTGTTGATGACATAACATCATTTTACCTGCGATATGTTGCTGCTTTACCCTTCGTTTCCGGTTTACGTGCTGGCATTTTGCGTTACCTCTTTACTTTGGTTGCCATAATTGATTTGACCCTTGCGGTTATATGGTCTCTTAGTACTCCTGTCGGCGCGTGATACCGGCCTGATAGTTACGCCTCTACGGATTAGCTCACTTCGCACGAGACAGCGACTGCACTCAAACTCTAAAGCCAAGGTGCCCAATGAATTTGTTTCGTACAATTGAGCAATATTATCTGGCAGTTTATACCTTTTCCTACTGACCACTTTTCTATGACCTGTAATATCCGAATGCTGCCTCCCTTCACCTATGCAGCGTACAGTGCAAACGCTAATTTTATAATCGGCGGCTATTTCACTCGCGTCATCTTGTTTTTGGTATCGGCAATAAATCTCTTTTACCTGATTAAATTTCAAAAATCCCCTTGCCACTACCCACCTCTCTATATCTTCTATGCCTGCAAATCGTGCATAGCCTTCGCGTATACCGCAGAATCACGCCATAATGTCCGACGCGATACCAACGGCCTTGACGCTTCCAGTTGTGCTTATGTGGTCGCATTGCTCACCTCTCCCCAACTGATATAATCACAGGTTTCAACGCCTGCCTTTTGCAAGCACCTCAAGCAGAACACGCCATCTTTACCCGTCATCAATCCAAGCTTTTTGGATAGACTTCCGCACCCCGCACATTCCATATTGGATAATAGCGCGTGACGCTTCGTACAATGCTCTGCGTGATTCAATAACTCCCGTATCTTACTCATCAATTCACCTCACACTGCAAATAACTCAAGATTGCGTTTCTTCGCTCGCCTGGTCGCCGCTGCTGGGCATTTCATCCCACGTTCTGCCGTCAAGTAGGCGGCCTGCTGCGTGTTTGCCGTTTTTATAAATGCAAACTTCGCCTTCGTTTTGGGTTCGCAAAAGATAATCAGCTTCTTTGTGGGAAAAGAACTTTCCAGATAAATCAAGCCTGCCATAATCTGCATTCAACTGCGGATTAATCGACCACTCGCCCCATTGTTTGAAATGGTAGGCAACCCCTGCATTTACGCACTGGTCACGCAATGACCTTGCCCAATCTGGGTGCATCGGCCTTGCGCCGTGTCCAGATTCGCCGCCGCAGATTACCCAATCAATTTTGTCGTGATAGGCATAGCAACCCAAATCCCAAAACTTTGTGTTGAGATAAGAATTCAGATTCAAAGCGCCGAGTAAAGGTTCGCAACTTAAAAATCTCACTTTCGCGGGCACGCTCAACAGATGCGGTATACGCTTGTCGGCGTACTCCTGATTTTCAACCGTTGTGCCAAGCCAGATATTAGGCCAAGTAAATCGGTCGTCGTACCAACCGAAAGGCCACAGGCGCTTGATGTTCTCTGGTCGTTTTGTGAGCAACAGCCAGTCAAGATTCGGCGTTTGGTCTATCAGGGCAAAAAGCTTCACCCGTTCCTGATTCACGGTCGGATGGTCTTCAAACACGTCCGCCATTGACGAACAGAAGACGCGGCGACGAACGCCTGCTTTTGCTGCCTGCCTGTCCCATTTCAAGGGCTGCTTCCAATAGCTCTCGGACATTACCTGGCGTTCTTTATTCGGCCCCCATAGGTCTTTGCCCAGCCGGTGCGAAAAAGCTTCGGCATAGCAATTCTGACAGGCAGGGGAAACGCGCTGGCATCCCCAAACCAAATTAAACGTGTGATCCGTCCACTCTATTTTTGAATTTTCGCCCATATCAAAACACCATATCCTTAATCCGCTGCTCTTTCTCGTACTCTTGAAGCTCCAGCTCTTTCCATTCCAGCGACATCCGCGAAGGGTCAGCGCCAAACAGAAAGAGCCGGTTTAGTTTTGCAAAGAATCTTTTCATTGTTCACCACCTGTTTGAATTTTCGTAGCCCGTTTATAAATCGAAAGCTCTTTGATTTCGTCGCGTAGAAGCGCTGCTATATGCTCACGCTCCAATGTTCGCGGCTGCTTTTGGAGCCATTGCAAATCTTCTTTAAGCAGTCTTTTGTATGCTGGTCTATTAAGTGTCATGCTCATAATCTTCTCTCAATCCGAAACTCAACCTCTGGCGTCATCGCCTTGCCAGTCTGTTGTTTTATTGGCAGATACCGTACCCACTCCGCAGAATCATCAGGAACGATGCGTTTTTTGAATAAAACATCCAAAATCGCTTTAAGCGAAGATAAAGCGTTGTCCGGATCCATCACACGCCTTCGCCTTATCGTGATATGCACATCCACCGGACAGTTCATTACAGGTCTGCCTACTTCAAGCCAGGCTTTCCAGGCAACGTCTGCGGCTGCCTTTTTCAGTCGTCGCTGCACCGTCCAGTGCTTGCTGTTCATCCGATTTGGCGAAAGCGGATTCGTGTCAATTTTGACCGTGATGGTTACGCCCATTAGTCCCCACTGCCTTTTGCTGAAAAGCTGAACTTCTGTTGCAACTCTTCAGCGGTCAGTGCACGTTGATTTATCTTTTCGCCTGTATCTTTGCGATAGATTTCCATAAGGTTGCGCTCATAATCCAGTCGCTCTTCAACCTCAACATAGCGATGCTCAGCCTTGTTATTTATTTGAGTGGTTAAATCTTTGATGGTTCTAGCAAGTTCGCTATCCACAGACTTAAAAGCATCCACCGCTGCCTTTTTATCAGCTTCGTTTTTCTCGCGTTCCTGCTCTGCGCGGGCAAGGGATTGCCCCTTTTCACGCAATTCATCTTTGCTCAAATCACATTTAAGCCATTCGGTTTGCACTTCTTTTGGTTTATTTGACATTTTGGTTTCACTCTCCTTTTGGTTTGCTCTTACGAGCGGTTTAATCGAAATATTGATCAATTAATTCTTTTGCTGCTGCTGCTATTTCTCTGATTGCAAGTTCAACGGCAACTCTTCTGGCGTCTTCAATCGTCGGTAAGCCTTCTGGCAATTCAAATTCACACCCGTTTATGATTGCCCTGTAGCCATCACCCACGCGGTCAACATCAATAACGATCAACTCGCGTGAGTCTTCAGCGGTAACGCGCTGCTCTTTTTCAATGTCGAAACGAATTTCTACGGCAACCATAATCACCTCACTGAATCCGATTTGAAGACAAGGCATCTGCTCTTTCACCTTTTCTAAATCTGCCAGGGTCTTGGCTGAAACGTCCGGTTACTCTGTCGTGAAAAAGCTCTGCCATTCCCAGCTGACCACACCAGTTGTTTTTAACCTTCAGCACGTTGACACATAACGGCGCGTCCCTATCGTCTTTGTCGCGCCATACTGAAATACCAAAATCAGGCATGTTGAACCAATGTGCACTGCCGCTGATGTCGTAGAGTGTTGGCACCGGATATGCCCCGTTTTCTTTGCGTAACTTTGTCGGATGCGCCACAAAATAGTTGTGCATTTTGTTCTGCTTGCAGAAAGCATCAAACTCGCCAAGCAGCTGACAGTTGTATTGATCTTGCGTTTGATTCGGTGCCTGAAAATGTTCAAGCCTGTTATACGGGTCAACTACCAGCGAGGTCGTACCGTGGCGAAGTATGCTGCTTTTCGTAAGCTTCAAAAGGTCAGGAAGTGAGCGCCGTGATATTTCGGGATTCATCACCACAAACCTGTCATGCACCCATTCAGCCGCTTGAATCATTTCGATTTCGCTCATTCGCTGCGTGGGGCCCGGCTCAAAAGGCAGCCCCGTATAAAGCTCTGTCAGGTATGAGTAATATAATTCCGGGGGACAATCTTCGGGCGGAAACACAAGAAATTTCCAGCCAGCATTAACCGCAAGATTCATCATCATTGCGCGAAGAAAAGGCGACTTTCCGGCATTAGGCGAACCGGTTACCACTGTCCAGGTACCAAGTCGGGGCTTATAGAGATCCGCCAGATTATCCCATCCGCAATATTCGCCGCGTGGCCTGCCGTTGCGGTACAGGTCAATCAAATCGTCCAGCACATCGACAACCTGAAATACGCCTTCTATCGGCATCGGGCGCGCAAAATTGATTGCCTCCTGCACCGCTTCAACACCGTAATGTACAAGCACATCGTTCAAATCTTTGCAGCCTTCCGGGTATATGGCCCGGTAGCATTTTTCAGCACCCAGGCGACGAATCAACTCAGCCTGTAGCTTTTGCCCTGGTTCGTCGTTATCGCTTGCGATTATGAACTTCTGAATTTTTCCAAGCATCGGCTCAATGCCTGCCAGAATATCAAGCTTTGACTTTGCGCCATTCGGAACCGATACGCAGTTGCGAAAGCCAGCGGTCTCAGCGGAAAGCTTGTCAATTTCGCCCTCTACGAAAATCAGTGGCTTTTCCGAGTCAATGTCATCAATGCCGTAGAAAATCAATTCAGCACCCGATTCAAGCTTGAAATCCTTGTCAGCCGTTCGATACTTCACGTTGACAATTTCCTGATTGCGATAGTACGGGAAGCAGATCACCCGTTCTTCTCGCTCGTTTCGAGGCATCCAGACCTTGCGCGCCTCGATTTGATTGCGCCTTAAAACCTCAACAGGGATGCCGCGTTTTGCAAAAAATTCATTCAACTTTTCGTTTTCGGTTGGCTCGGGCTTGTACTCTGGCTTGCGATAAGAAACCGCCCGAGATGAAAATTCAACAACAGCATCAGAGCCTTTCCAGCCGCAATGATGGCAGTTGAAAAGCATCGTTTCGGTGTTGTACGAAAGCGGCTTGTCGTTTTGATTTTTGCCGCTTCTTTGGTGCTGGCACTGTGGGCATTTGCGTTTCTGATTCATATTCTTGCCGCCTCGCCTTTCCGTTTTTGGTTTGGTTGTTTTTTACCTGAATCAATCCAGGCTTGAATCTCTGCATCGCTTTCGCCCGATTCAGACATTTTTCGAGCAAGACCGCCCGGATTTGTGATATTGCGCCCGATAGTCACCAGGTAATCGGCATACTCCCTGCATTGCTCACGCGAAAACTTCGACCTCTGAACCGCCAAAGGCAAAGCATCAGCATCACCGTTCGCGCGCGCATTGCTGCTGTTGTTTTCTGGAGTAGAAGATGAAGAAGAAGATGAAGGGGTTGATTTTTGGTTAACCTCTTTTTTTGTTTTGGTTGAATTTTGGTTAACCAAATTAGGATTACCGCCCAATTTACCCGATTCCTGGCGAATTTTCCGCAGTTCTTCATCCCGAACCATTCGCCGATTCATCAGCGCGCCCTGTTCGTCGCGTGATGCCACACCGTATTCAAGCAATGTGGTTAGAGTTTTGGTTAGATTTTGCTTATCCAAACCGAGCAACCGCGCAAGTGCATCATCCGGCATTGGTTTGCCGTTCAAAAGCAGTTTGCCCCGTTGCTCCGATTCATGCATAAGGCAGAGAATCTCGAACCAAATACCTCTATCGTGAAAAGAAAGTGATTGAACACCCGGGTCTTTTCGCCAGTCCGCAGGGTAAAATTGAAAAGCAGGGAGTTTCATTTTATTTTCGCTCCCTTCTTCATGTTGCAAGGCGCACAAAGGCATTGAAGATTATTTAATTCGTGTTTTCTCGTGATTGAATAGGGAATAATATGATCAACTGTGAGGTTTTCAGTTGCGCCGCAATAAGCACACTTCCCGGCGCTTAAAACCTGTTTTCTTATACTTGGTGCAATTGATTCGCGCTTTGAGGTTCCCTTGAAAATTTTACCTATAAAATCAAACTGGCGTAAAAATGCAAAGTTGCCGCTTACTGCCGCATAATCCAGGCTTCTCATAAAGCGCCCTTCCTGCTCAAGCGTCATCTCAGCAATAAGTACAGAGGAAAGATACTCTTTAGGTAATATTTCATAGCTAGCGTTTGGGTATAATTCTAAAGCCGGTGATTTATCGACGCTCATTTGCTTTCCTTTAACATCGCTAAATATTTGCAGTCTGCTTTGTGCTGGATAATCATCTTGCTGTAATCCCTGCTATTGCCGTACTGACGACACGCTGCGCAATGCCAGGTGTCTTTAAGGCGACTCCATTGTATGAAGTAGCGCAGTCGCAAATTCATCTGCTTGCCTCGACCGCTGCGTCATAGGCGGATCTGAATTTTTCCATCAATGAAACAGCCGCATCATCTGAGATTGAAAAATCAGCAAGCAGCAAATCATCAACGATGTCCGGCAAGGACCTGGCAGGGAAGTAACAGATTGCACCTTCCGGAACATCGGCAAGCCAGCGCAATAAATTTGACAGCGTGCGCTGCTGTAGATACTGACGATTGCCATTTTCGATGTGCGACAATACGCTATCCGATATGCCGGTCATTAACTCGACTTGCTGAAGACTAAGGCCATCATGCGTACGCTTTGCTTTTATTCGCCTGCCAAGTTCCGTGTGATCCATAAATCTTTACCTACCTTGCTGATTCTGCTGCTGCCTTTGCGTCAAGCTCTGCCTGCTGTTTGCGAAAGTGATAGACAGCAACGATATGCTCACAAACAAACTGGTCATCCGTGCTGTCAACGAAGCTTTCGCAGGTGCATTCAATCTTGCCTTCACTGTTCTTGAAAACTTCACTCATACCGCCCAGGAATGTGACGTTGTAGCTATTGGCGACACGCTGAATCGCGTTGGCCTGGAATAAATCCCAGCCAGCTTGTTGAATCTGCTTTTGTTCCGTTGTCTGTTCAGGTGTTGCCGTTTCAGTTGTTGGCTGCGATTCGGGGGGGGGTAGTGCGTGAATTGTTGCCCGTTGCTGCGGCTGTGGTTCGCCTATGACTTCGCCGGTTTCGCCGTCCACGTCAGCGCCCATTTCTTCAGGGGTATAGATAGCGCCATTGAATAATTCAGCGGTAAACCATCGTGCACCATTACTAACCGCACGAGCGAATAGCATATTCTTTGGGTGCTTTTTCCAATTGTCTTTTTGCGAAAGTCCGGCGTTTGTAGCCTCCTGGATTGTGAACTCTGAAAAGCCAACCGATTCATTACCTTTGAAAAACTCAAGTGTGCATTTCTTTTCTGTATGCTCTCTGAATTTGAAGTCGTACTTTCCGCTGGATTGAATCTTTGCCGCTATCAGGTTTGCGCCAAGTGATACTTTGCCCTGGATAATGTTTATCCCCATCATTGATGCTATAGGCGAAAATCCTAATTCCTGGCCCGCGAGAATCTTCACGACGCACTGAGCGGCCTGCTTTGTATCGGAAAAAAGACCGCTCCTGAAAAAGACATCGCCAAGCTTCATTACATCGTCAAGGGTTTCCAGTTGCGTGTTGCTTATTTTTGCTAGTGCTTGATTCATATTTTCCTCAGTTCTATAGGGGTGAGTGATTTAGGATTTAAGATGCTGTCGCACTGGCTTAAATCGAATAATTGCTTGGTGAGCGAAACATCCTGCAGGCAGTAATCGATTAAAGAACCGATCTTGCCTTGCTGGAATAGTATTGGCGCTTTACCGCCGTCGCCGGTTTTACCTCTGTCGAAGTTGGCTTGGCAAACATCGCCCAATCCATAACCAATATGAGATGGATACCGGAATTCCGGGCCAAGGCCGACCGCAAGCCAAATCTCACGCAATAGGTCGTAGCACTTTGCGTCCGGAATATTGAAACCGTTGGCTTTTAATAAATTATTGTCGAATGATATGCCGTTGTAGCTGACTAAAACATCAGCATCGTTAATCAGGGACTGAAAGGCGAAAAGATTATCCTGCATATAAATGCGAGGCGAATCCGTCGCGCTATCCCAGGCACCTATACAGGAAATTCCCATATTGGCGTAATCGTTCCATCCCTGACAGTAAGCGATACCACCCATAAGCATTTCGCCGCGCGATGGAATTCCTTTAATGATTTCAAGATCATATGTAACTATTCGCATTAGTTCTCCTCGTTTAATGCGGTTTCAACCTGCAATCTAACCTGCCCGAAAATTTCCTTATAGGCTGAAGAATTGCAGAGTTTACGAACCTTCTTTATCTGGGAAACTGCCTGTGAGATGTAAGCGGAAAGCCCTGCCTTCAACTCATCGGCATCTTTAGGTAGATAGTAACCATAGGGCTTTTCTCTTGATGCACAGACGATGTAACCGCTGTCTCTCAACTCCTCGACTATCTGTTTAATCCTGCGGTCTGAAATGTCCGCGCCTGTCTGTGCTGCTTTCCGCTGTAGCCAGTGAATCGACGCTGGCTCTGCGCTACTCGCATCCAAAATTGAACGTGCAACCAAAAGCTCTGCGCCTTTGTAGGGTAGTGGTTGCTCAAAATTGAATGCCTGTTGTTCCATTTTCTCTATCTGGGTGGAATAACTTGACCGCCAATGCGTTTCCATTCGCGTGGTATGCGCTTGCGTCCGACTGATTCATTGCCGCATCTGATTACCGGTAGCTTCTCGACAAAGGCAACGCAGGCAGCGTTATATCGCCGCACACGTTTACCAAGGCCCATTGTTTGTAAAAGTTTTAGACTGTCGCGTTTTTTCTTCATATTTTCCTTTTATAAAAGTGCTTGCCGCTATTGCTAAAAGCTTCGCGTAAATTTGCCGCCCTCGCTGACTACCCTCGCAGGAAAAGGTGCAATAACGGCAAGCTGTTGATACATCGCAGGGCGCATCGATTGAAGATAGAGGCGGATATAGAAAACCCATCTAAAACTCGTCTGTATTTTTCACAATGCGCATCTGCGAATATGAATTGAGCGATGTGGGCGAGCCGAAGAGATGACATTGCATCACCTTTCCGCTTCCTGTTAATTCAGGCACCGCTCAAACTGTTCAAATATCGAATATCAATGCCGCCTCTGACCTTTCATTTCTTGTAGCTCAACTTTGCAAATCAGAGGCGGCAAACTTGTTAGCTTTGCGAATCTACGGCTATGGCTCTGTAGTTGATCTCGCCTTCAGGTGTATGCCAACCCGTTTCGGTTGAATAGACATTCTCACCGTCGTATTCGGGATAAAGGCGGTCTGACAATCTACCGAGCAATGCACCGTCAACGCCTGTACAGGGAAAGTCTTTCCAGAAATCGGTATTTATCAGGTACCAAAGCAATTTCTTGTCATCCATGCTTTCAGTGGCGGCAATGGCTTCCATTTCGCCAACCATAAATTCCATAGTGCGCTTTTTGTATTCTTCTCTTATGCCAATCCGTTCCAGACGGAAAACGACTTGCGCCGATAAGGTTTCCTGAAAGGTCTTTGAGCATTCACTGCAATCCTGATAACCAAAAACGTTTAAGTGCTGACAGTTTTGGCACTGCCAAAACACCTTGCCGTCCTGATGGATTAATTCAACGTGGATTTTCTTTGGTAATAGGCTCATTGATTCACCTCTCTTTGCGGTAACATCGCTTCCAATGCCGCAATCGCTTCGTTTATCTCTTTTTCAAGCTCATCATCTTTTGCACCAGTACCAGCCGCTTGAATCGCTTCTGATACTTCACGAATCATATTTCTGAACAACTCTTTCCTGTCGGCTTTCGGGCAAATGCCAAGATGTTTTTGCAGCATCTGGCGATAGCGATTGATAACCATTTCTGCCGCCGCCGGATTGTTGAGCAGGAAGTGTTCAAAGCAAATATCCAGGCGGTCTATAGGGTTCAAGGTGCCGGTGCCGTGTCCATCAGATGAAAGCGGCTCTCTGCACCACCGGCGTATCAGGTCTTCACTCTTGTTAAGCTTCGTGGCAAGTCGCCGCGCCGTGCTACGGGGTACGCCTTCCTGAAATATTCGATAGCTATCCATCTCTACCAATTCATCCTTTTGATTTTCTTCCTTCGTTTTTGCCACTATTTTAAGAATTGCCCGTTGTTCGCTAATCGAATACCTTGATGTCGTGACACCTGAACTAAATCCTTGCGCATATCCCGGCAGCAGCAACGCCAACCGCCAGGGCAAAATAATCTGTAATCGCCACAGGGTCACAGCCAAGCCAGCCCATCAAGAGCAGGGCTACGATAACGATCACCACAGCCGACAGCATCACGCAAAGCGCCAGGTAAAGCAGTCTGTCTTCGCGGCTGTATTTCAAATGTCTCAGGTAGTCTTGAATCATCGCTTATCTCCTGTCGCTCACAGCTTCCGGTGTGTGTTCGCTATCCGGCTGGGCATCCTGTCGCATCGCATCGCCTTCGCGGTTCACTACGCGCCCTATCATTTCAGACGTGCGATTCAGGTAATGCGCTTCCGTTATATAAAGTTCGTACATAATTTCCTTGCATATTTTCACCGCCTGCGCCCATCCGGAAGTTTGCGAAGACTTACCGCGAGCCTGGACGCAGGTAGTGAATCTTTAGCCAGCCATTTTCAGGTGGCGGGGCATCTTGGTTCTGCTTTCAACCTTTTCTCTGAAAGCGATCACGTCACCGGCTTTGAATCGCAGCGTTTGCCGCTTGCCCGGATCACCAAATCTGTAGCAAGGAATTTCGCGTGTGCCTGCTTTGCGGTGGTTCACTGTCTCTTCGGATATACCCAGAAATGCCGCGACCTCTTTCACGCTCCAATAAGAAGCAAAGAAGTTCACCTTTTCCCCTTGCTCGTTAAGCAGCTCTTGCAGGTCGCGCAACTCTTCGCCGTATTGCTTGAAAAATCCCATAGCATCACCTCTATGCAGCAATGGCGTTCATCGCCTGATGGTCTGAAGCTGTGCCGCCAAATATGCAGCCAGCAGGATTCGGGTCAACCAGACGGCAACCACAGCACTTGCAAGGCTCAGCAATCGTCAACTCAATCGGCGCAAGAAACTCTTCTACAGCGCGCATATGAACGCATTGCTTACGAGCAGGACACGAGCAAGACAGGTGACCGTCTGAGTGCTTTACAACCTCACGAACCGAACTTGGGCGCGATGATGAAGCAACGTGATACCTTGTGCCCTTTACCGCTTCAACAACTGAATTGCAGTAATCATCGAAGCTCAGGCGCGACGGTTTCGCTTCACGCATCAATTGCGCGTTTATCTGCTGGCGAAACATTGCTTTTGCTGGATTGGTTGCAGGCTGTGCGCTCATTAGGCGTTCGCTCCTTGTCCGTTGGCTGCGGTTTTTTGAGCGACATACTGACTAAGAACCTGCTCAATATGCTTAAGTCTGGTTCTGCCATTTTCTTTCCCTTCTTCAGCGAGAGCTTTCTCAACCGCTATAGGAAGTTCGATAAGAAACTTTTTCTTTTGTTCATCTTTCATCGTTTTATCCTTTCGATATACATACAATATCGAATGAATATATGAATGTCAACAACTTTCTTTATTCATTGGATATATATTTTATATCTATTGAATAAAAAGAATTTAGAGCATTAGAATATTCTTTTAATATTGGAGCGATATATGTTAAATTTGGCGGCGATGAAGAAAACCGAGGGGAAACACAAACGTCTAATTGAACTTCCAATGGAGCTTTGGAACGCTTTAGATGCTGAGGCCGAACGGTGCAGGCGGACACCGTTAAAGCATTTGGATGCGCTTCTCACGGTATACTTTCGGATTGGAAACGTAGAACTTGGCGATGTCGACAGTGTTCGTGATTTCGTCAATCCAGATTCAAATCAAATTCCCGCCAACACAACTCAGGGCGAAACAAAACCCGGAACAACAAGAATTGCCTCTCTGGACATTACCGCTAACAAAGAGCCAGTGGATAAAGGCAAAAAAAGAGCGTAAGTGCGACCCATCTCGTCATAGACCAACAAGGGATTGGGGTAGTCTATGATTAAAAATAATAAGCTTGAGCCAATCAAGTGGATACGTGTGCCAATCATCTGCACGATTGGAGCCGCAAAGAAACACGAAACCTTTGACGATGTACCTATCTTGGAGTGGCGAACCATTCGAGAGATAAAAGGTGCGCGACCTTTCGATCAATATTGCGGTGCGCCAGTCGAAGGCAATTCAATGATCGGCGACAATATACAGCACAACGATTTCGCAATCTTTCGCACCACGTTTGATATATGGGAAGTCACCCCAGGCCAGTTATGCGCGGTGTGGACACCACAAGGACTGCTGATAAAGAGAGTTTACATAACTCTGAATGATGAGATCAGGCTGGCATCATCAAATCCTGAGTTCTGCGATTTGGTTTTCAGCGTTGAAGATGTGTCAATACAGGGAATCATCGTAAGAATCGAAAGAGATTACCACCAGTAATATCAACGATAGAATTCAAATTAAAGGAAGGCTGAAACATTATGGCAGATAAGCCGAAACCGCCACCAAAGCCCACATCTCCGCCGCCATCAGACGGGGTTAGGGGACACCCATCATTACCCAAACCGATAGCAGAGCGACCTGGAGAAAAAATAAGGTAGCGACGATGTTCGCCAGATGTGCTTTTAGGTTTACCAGGCGAAGGTTTTTGTTAAACATATTGCCTTGCCAGTAAATCATATCTTTTTTGAATTCCCATTCATCTTCGTGAAGATAGTCATTGAAAAGCTTTGCTGGATTAAGGATTTCAAACTTGCCGAAGCCTCTGGCAATAGAGCCAATCGCTATGGCTAGGATGAAGCAAGCCGCCGCGCAATAGAATAGCTTTGAATGAAGATTTACCTGTTGGCCTTTAAGGGCTACTGAATAACCGGCAGTAATCGTAACACCTGCCGTAAGTATCCATTGAAGCCGGCCTTCAACCGCTTCGAGTCTTTTTAATAAAGACTCTGAGGATTTAAGAGAGAGATCGTAGGCGATGCTTACTGAAGGATACTCTTCAATTAATTTTTTAATAACTGTTTCTTTCATCGTCGTCTCACCTCTGAGGGGATTTAAACACCGAATCATTAATAAATCAATATGGCTATCAAGAAATATAAAACCAAAGACGGCAGATGGAATTGGAAATATGACATCGGCGTTGGTAAGCATGACGTTGATTATAGAAGACTGCGAGAAAGCGGCTTTCAGAGTGCCGAAGAATGCCGGGATGCTGTCGCCGCTATCAAAAGCGATTTCAAGCGAGGCAAGTATAAATTCAAATCCGACCAGGTGGACATCACAATTCTTGACCTGAAAAAAGCTCTATTGAAAAAGCTCGAAGGATTACAGCGCAGCAAATCAACGATCAATCAATACACTCGCGTTCTTGATGGCTTTGCGGAGCTATACCCGAACCTGCGAATTGAAGGCATAACCAGCGAGCATGTAGATAACTATTACGCCCATCGCCTGAACCAACCTACCGTAAGCGCCAACACTGCTGTTGATGATCTGCTGTTTCTTATGTCCTCGTTAAGGCGAGTAAGAGAACTATTCCCCCTGCTCAAAGACTGGAATCCACCCAGGCACGAGCCGGTTAAAAAAGTAAACGCCTATCGTGAGCGCGTCATTACCAAAGAGGAGGAGCAGAAAATTATCGCTGCCCTGCACGACCCGGACTGGTACGCCAACGATGACACACAGAGAAAGGAACGCGAGGTCGTTGCATTCGTCTTCTGGATGGCACTCAGGACGGGTATGAGAATAGGTGAAATCTTAGGGCTTAAGAAATCCGCTATCAGCTTCAACAAGGCACCAGGCGCGCCGAATGGCTGGATAACCGTCAAAGCGTCTCACACCAACGAGAAGACAAAAAACAGAAAGCATCGCATCGTCAAGATGACACAGAATGTTGCGACGGCCTTAAAAGCCAGAGTCGATGTTGCCAGCGATTATGTTTTTGAGAGCTACCGGAAACAGGGCTTTCCCTCGCACTGGATACTGAGAAGTTTTGCAAAAGCGTGTAATAGAGCGAAGATTCCGTACGGGCAGGAGACGGACGGCGGCATAGTCTTTCACGACACGCGACACACGGCAGCAACCCGTATGGCAATGTCAGGAACCGACATTAAGACTATCGGCAAAACTTTAGGGCATGGCGATGCCTATATCACACTTAGGTACCTGCACAGTACAAACGAATCTGAACTCGCCGGAATGCAGTCGCTTGACGATGGCGCTTTTAGTGTCCAAAATGTGTCCAATTCTGGTACGTATAAGACAGAATTGGACAACACTGTACGTAAAGAGGAATTGCTGAAAACCGTCAAAAAATGAATAAAAACAAAGAATTACCCCGCCAATTCAGCCTTTTACAAGCTACCGCCTTAAATATGAGCAACATATCAAGCGTGGTTATTAAATACTGAAAACAATGTAGTTAATATGCGAAACTGATTTGGTGTCCAAAAAACGTCCAACACTTCATGTTCTAAGCCTAAAATCAGCCCTCGAAAAAATAGTTCTTGACTTTGAAATAGCGTTTGAATTACTGTGACCTTGCGAAGACTTACCGTGAGCTTGCAGATTGAGCAAGCTCCTCGAATTGCAATCCACGCCTATAACTTTTCTGCGTCAGAGCTAACGCGTTCCAAAGGGAACCGCGATGAAAGCTTTATCTATTCGTCAACCTTGGGCATGGGCAATACTCCACGCTGGCAAGGATATTGAAAACCGCGACTGGCCTACCCGCTTCACTGGCACGATTGCCATACACGCCGCCAAAGGCTTAACCAAAGACGAACACTTGTTGGCTTCTATGCAGATAGAAGAAATCACCGGATTAAGACCGTCTGCTTTTCCAATGCTGAAAGAGCGCGGCTTTATCGTCGGCGTTGCTGACATCGTTGGATGCGTCAAGGATAGCAATTCAGATTGGTTCTACGGTGAATATGGATTTCTACTCGAAAGGGTTGCTGTCCTTCCTTCGCCTATCTATTGCAAGGGCGCACTTGGATTCTGGGAAGTTCCCGCCGATATTGAACGCCAAATCAAGGAGCAGTTGCAATGAACGCGCCCTGCCCAAAATGCAAATCAGTCTTTGTGCGATACGAGAACCGGCGACCGCTTTCCCTGGTGCCTCGGCTCGACGTGCAGGAAGCCTTCTGCCTGATGTGCTATAGGGCAAGACCCGAATTGAACAATGTGATTGTAGTGGTGCGCGAACATCGCCTGGATACCAACCACGCGCAAAGTTTATGCGCAGAAGAAACGCCGGTTGAATTATTAATGAAATCATTTGAGGCAAATCGAAAATGAGTGATAGACAGCAGCAGGAAGACCGCATCAACGCCCAGCTTCAGCAACGCCTGCAAGAGAAGTTGGCAAGCGTGAAGATGATAGAAGGCAAGCTTGTTTTGCCAGATGAGCCGAAGAAACCAGAGAGCAGCGAAAAGGAGTGTTAATTGATGAAACACGAAGACTTGAAACCTTGCGCCTTTTGCAAGAAAGGAATGATGCACAACGGAACGCCACTTTTCTACAGATTAAATATTCAAAGATATTGCGTTGATATGCGCGCTGTTCAGAGGCAGGCAGGACTTGAACAAATGATGGGTAATCACATTCTTGCTCACGTTATGGGTCCCAACGAAGACTTGGCAAAACCACTTGGCGAAAAGTTTGATTTGCTTATCTGCCAAGACTGCGCCATAGAACCGCAAATGATTGCAATGCTTACAGAAAAGGAATAATCAAAATGAAAAACGAAACAGATTGGAAAGACTTTATGAACTCACTTGACCAAGTTTGTCCCGATTGGTCGCATCAAATTGTCAGCATCAAGCAGATAGGTGACTTAGTGGCTGTCACGGCATCCGTGGTGGTCGCTGGCGTCACCCGTCAAGGCATCGGCACAGGTTCGGCCTATGACGAATCCGGCATCAAGAATGCTGAGTATAACGCATTGCAACGCGCCGCTGTGAAATTCAGTGTAGCGCGTGAACTGCTCGAAAGTTCAGGTGAAGTTATCGAAATGCCTGAACCGCAGAAAGCGTTTTCCGGTAACCCAATGGCCAGGACAATGGCCGAACTTGTCACCCCGCGCCAGTTAGTAGCGATTCGCGCCATTAGCAATGGGCAAAGGCTCGACCCTGAAGATGAATGCCATGCTCTATTCGGCGAGAGGGCACCCGGTCAGAGAATCAAGCCAGAGGAATTGAGCCGCAAAGCCGCAAGCGCATTTATTGACTATCTCAAGATAGGCGGTTCAGCTGCGCAATCTACCACAGGGGAAGCTGCGACGGCATAAGGAAGGTGAGCGATGAGCAAAGAGACAAACGAACTTATTAACGCAATGGATGTGCTATCTGAGTCGATTTTATCAATGACGGACGATGAAGTAATACAGGAAGTGATCGAGAACGGCGAAGATCCCGAACAGACAGCGGAACAGGTTAAGGGCGTTCTTTGAGGCTAATCAATAGCCACCCGCGAAGATTCGGCGCGATGCCGTGATGTGCATTTAGATGTGATGTGAAGGGGGAATGATGAAACGAATAACCACACGAACCAAGCACTTCTGCGACTACTGCCACAAAGCCATTGCGCCTAAAAGTGAAGCATGTAAAGAGCGAAAGGTCTACGCCTTTGACGCTGATGGCGATAAACTTGTCTGCGCTCAGACTTCCTACTATCACCCGAAATGCGTCTATAAGATGAATCAGCGTCAATCACGATTCGCACGCTTCAAAATCAACTGCCAGCATCCAAAGAAGTTTCAAGATACTGAATATGATTATAGCTTGCCAGGTTCAATTAATGGCGATAGGTGCGGATTGTGTTTTGTACTGCATTAAATAAAATTAGCCGCAAGAATCACCCCTGCGGCTACCTCAAATCAGATTGCGAAAAGTTGCATTACTCTTCTTCTGGCACCTGCTCAAGAATCGAATCAATTACACCGTCTGCCTTTCTCAAGATAG